TCGACAAGTCAACTGCTGTTGGCTTGGTTGGGTAGCGTGTAGTTACGCTTGCGCCCTCGCTCGACACTTCACTGGAAAAGTCAGTAACAAGTGCAGATAAAGGTTGCAGTAGTGATGTAAGAGCAGGGAGTGATTCCTGCGCGATTTCTGCCAGATTAGCTCCGGCGATTGTATTTGTAGCCATATTTTTTAGTTTTTAGGTGTTAAGGGTTATTTAGGAAGTCGAGATTTATTAGCAAGATGCCATGCGTTCTTTTTGCCTGGCTCTTGGCGATTGTATTCGTTCCAGTATTCGTCGGTGCTTGCAAACATGTTTACCACGTTTTCATTGTCCGACGATACTGGTGTAACTGTATTTTGCATCATGATCTCCGCCGCTTTAGCTGCAATCAAATCAGCGCCAGCACTGCGTGCCTCGCCCAATTCAACTTCATGCTTTGCAACGATTGTGTCAATCTGCTCGGTCAAAGCTGTTTCTTTAGCTTCAAACTCTGCAATCTGCACGGCATTTTTTGCAAGCTGGTCAACATTAGATGCAATCTCAGCATTAAGCTCTTTGGCCTCTGCTTCAAAAGATGCGCGAATTTCTTCGACTTCGCTCTTATGCTTTGCCGCGATGCTTGCAACGATCTTGTCAACCGGCAATGTTTTGTCGATCTTTTCAAGTGCTGCATTCATGTCGCCGATAGATGCCGCTGCCTCAAGGCCGCCTTCGATCTCGTCGATAAACTCGGCTTTAAGTGCTTCGTCTGCTGTCAGCCATGTTTCGGCGTCCATTAGTTGCTCAAGCTCTTCTGTGCTATATCCGCTGCGGCTGTATGCGTTAATGATGTTAAGTTTCATCTTATCCATCAAGTCGGCATCTTTGCGTAGTTTGTCGCTATCTCCAACTGATACGGTCCAAGGGTTATGGATCATTAGGAAAGCATTTGATGCCATGTGGATTTCATCGCCAGCCATTGCAATGACAGATGCCATGCTTGCTGCGATGCCGTCAATATGTGTAACAACTTTTGCGCTGTGGCGCTTCAGTGTATTATAGATCACATTGCCCTCGACGATTGAGCCGCCTGGCGAATTAATGCGAAGATTGATTGTTTCAATTTCGCCTAGTGCATCCAGACTATCCATAAACGATTGCGCGTTTACTTCATAGCCGCCGATTTCGTCGTAAATGTAAACATCGGCAGACGCTGCTACGTCTTTCGTTGCTTCCATTGCGAACCAGTTATTCTGTGGTTTCTCTGTCATTTTCGATATTGGTTTCTGTGGTAGTTAGAATGTCCGACTGAGCCTCAGCGCCAGACTGTAAAGTAATTGGCCTTCTAAAGCCTCCATCATCGCCCCATGCGTCGCGTGCTTCTTTGCTTAATGGTGGCAGCCCTGCTTCGGCTCTAAATGATTCTTCGTCGCTTATTTGTGGAGTAATTGAACCCGCACGAACTGCGATGCCATAGCTGTCAAACTTCGCTTTTAATGTAGCAAAATCAAGCGCTTGCTTTTCAGAATCAGAGTTTTCGTCTTGATCTTCTGAGTTTTGCTCTGCGGTAGTTAGAATGTCCGGATCACCAGGCTGTGCAATCGTGCCAAGCTGGATCGGATCTATGTCAAATTCTGCTGCAATTTCCTGCTTCAATTTAATGTTTGCCGCGCGTGTTCGCAATACTGTCTCATAATCGCCGCCACGTGCTTCAACAATTGCATCTTCGGTCAATAGACCTGCACGCAAGTCGCTAAGGTCTGCGGCACGCACTCGGCCCTCATCGACTGTAAATTGTGGTGGCTTTGTGAATGATACTTTATACCAATCATCTGGCAGGTCATAAACGCCTTGCTTTGCACGTTTAGCAATGACGTAAAGCGCAGCGCGATGCCATGCTGCCTTGATCATTTCGCAACGCGCTTGGATTGACTTGTTTACGTCACTGACGACGGCACGCACACCAGCGCCGCCAATTGCAGAAGAGTCAAGCATTTCACGACGCCATCCGAGAGCATAGAATGCGGATGACTCGATCATCTTGGTAAAGTTTAGCCACTGGTCGGACGGTCTTGCGCTTGTATGCGCTTGCAAGCTTCCGCCGTTTTTTATGTAGCGAATTAATCCAGAATCAAAGAGCTGCGTCTGCAAGCGGCCATCGCTGCCAGAATTAGGATTAACAATCATGTTGCCGCTGTCCATTGTGCCAGTCTCATTTGACTCAATCAATGACAGTGCGCTTGATACTTTCTGGCTGATCTTTTCAGAGTCGCGCGTTTCGCTCAAGTCATACCAATCCAATATGCCTGCTGCAATTGTCGGCTGTCCGCGTGTTTGTGAGAACCATTCAATATTTGCAACATGAATCACTCCATTTGCTGGCACGTCTTGATAGCCACGTGATCGCGATTCGTCCTTGATGCGATATGCGACCGGCTGCATTAATGAATCAACGATGACGCCGGCAAAGATGCGACGGCCCTTAAATGGTCCATCTTTAATCAAGTTATCTTGATTTAACTCTTCTTCAAAGTTTCCAAGACGATGCGACTCAATAAACTGCAACTTAGGGAAGCCGCTTTCTTCGTCTTCTGTAAGCAAGATTAGAAAGTCGCCATCTGTGTCAATAGTCTTTGATGCCAGCCATACATTGTTGCGGAATGAGAAACCACGGCCGCGCGTATCAAGCATGCGGTCAATCTTTTTGAAATCTTCTTCAACGGATTTCGCAAATTCTTTATCGCTTGAATGGCTCTTAAGTTGCCATGAGTTGCCAAATACATAATTGGCTTTCTGATTCACTGCGCCGCTAACCGTAGAAAATGCTTGATAAATATAGCGAGAATCACCGAGCAGCATGCGGTGGCGATTCTCTTTCATGATCTCGGCAATGTCGCGCGCAAGCTTGCCGCGTCCAAATCGGCGCTGATCGTCTGCGCCGCCCGGGTAGAATTCATTTGTGCCGCCACGACTCCAGAAAGATCTGAAGCCATCTTTGATCTTTTTGGGAAATAGGTTGATTGAGCTTACTGCCATATTAGTATCTGCCTCCGGCACTGTGCGCGAATCGTGCCTTTGTTACGTTTGTGACCTGCTCGGTCGTGTCTAAAATGTAAGCATTGATCTCGGCCTCTGTCATTTCGCCGCCAGATGCGCCGCCAGTCAATAGTTGCTTATATACCATGCGCAGCGTTGATATAAAATCTGTCACGCTCCATTTCTCTGGAAGTTCATATTGAAACGTCTTGCCAGCCACGGTTGCTTGGACCATGCGAGCGCCGCCCTCAGACACTGTCTCGAATTGAGACACGACAAGCGCCTCCACCAGTTCAATGACTTTGGATACGTCTTTACCGGCCTTAAGCCATATAACAAATAATAGATCGCGCATTTATTAAGACTAAGAAAACATTTTTTTGCTATTTGTCAATATCTGCACTTTCCCCGCTATTCGTCACGCCAACAAGTCCAGCCATTGACGCGCAGACAATCTGCATTGCTTCGCAGTCATATAAGTGATCATCATGCGGTGATCGGTTGATCCAGTCGTAAAACTCCGATCCATCCGTCTTGCGCTGCCTAACAATCCGCGCCCAAGCATTAATCTGCTTCTCATATACTGGCCCGGCGTCATCTTCATGTGTCCAAGCTGGCTCTGGATTGCGAATAGATCGAACAAGTGCTAAGGCATTTTTGCTTTCAAGTTTAGAAAACCAGAACTGGCCGACATATCGCTGATTGTTTGATCCAGTGCCTTCCCATGCGTCAACATATTGAATCGGAGAGTACATGCGATACAATCCATCCTTGTGCCTGAATTGCTTTTTGTCATCGCCGCGCAGCATCATCCAGCCATTTTCAGAGCAGATGCGCCGCACTTGTGAGGTATTATAATTGCCATCGAGAAAAACGCGGCAGCCGACATTTGAATCTAAGCCGCCTTGCGGAATACCCCAATTGTCACAAACGTCTTTAATTTCGCCAGTTGACATTGCCTTGCCCCAATCAATGCCGCGAGTCTCAAGCTTGCCGTCAACCATGCCCCATGCTCGAATGCGCCAGTAGTAGTGATCTTGCTGCACGTCAACAGTGCAAAATAAAAACTTAGCATCTTCCCATGCGTCGCCGCGATTGTAGCCGCCAGATGCTTCCGGAATCTTATCGGTCGAGACATATTTCTTTTCATCCCATGGCTCGGCAAGTCGCTTGCGTATGAAATTCTCTATGCCAGTCAATGAGCCGCGCTGCCGCTCCGAGCATGCGTCTTTCCATAGCATCACAAGATCGGGCCATGGAAAATGCGAGATTGCATTGTAATTGTAAAAGTCGATTTTCGGATCGCCATCCTTATTGGTCTGTATATATGCGCCGTCCTTGTTGCGCCTTGCTACATGCCCTGCGCTCCATGGCATCTGCCCATGGCAAAGCTGGCACTCATAATATATAGACTTGGTCAATTTCTCTTTGTTGATTGTGCCGTCATCGTTGCAAATCTCGTCATGCTTGCCCCATCGCATGCCGCCGCGCGGCACTTGGCCGTCTTTTGTTTCCAATGACCAGACATATGGAATCATCTCGCCGCAGCAGTCGCACTTAATATGCCAGACCTTTTGAGTAGACTTTTTCCACATGACATCCAGCTCGCTGCCTTCGGTCTGCCCCGATGATGGTAAAAACATGGACCAGCTCCATGGATAAGATGCCTGGCGGTCATGCACCTGCTCGATCCATCCCTCGCCGTCTTCATATGCCCACGATTCATCCATCGAGACAAACTTTAATGTTTTTGAATTTCGATTTGCTAAGATACGGGCCGACAATAAACGAATGAATCCATATGGCATGCCAGTGTAAAACTTGCCGCGCCTGTAGCCTTGCTCCGGAATCAATCGAGTCACGGCATCCGTATTGTCAATCAAGGGTGTAAACTTGTCATCGCTAAACTCGGCGATGGCTTCTTTGGTCAAATCATAATGAGCCGCCCGGCATGGTGCGGTGGCTGCCTTGTAAAGATGTAGCAACTGCGCGGTCAATGTCTTAATGTGCTGCACCGATCCAATCAAGCCGACCGTGCCGCCGCGTATCTTAGCAGCAGCCGTGATCGGCTCAACCATCAACGGATGGTTTTCGCGATCAAATGCGCCATAATCTAGAGTGATGTTATTTTCGCACCATGAGACCGGATCTTGTGTTTCTAGTTCAAGCAGATTCATTTTAGCTTTACGCCTTTCAAATAATCGTCGGCGCTTGTCTGCCAGATGTCGCAAAGCCATTCTGGCAAGTTTACCTCGCCTGGCGTCTTGGCAACTTTTGAGAATCCAGCGAACAAGCGCCCGCCAAGAATGATCGGCTTCAGAAAATTGTAAACTTGCTCTGGTGTTTCCATGGCAGACACTTTCTCGCTAATCTGCTCAAGTGTGCCTTCAATGCATGCATTGCCAGCATAAGTTGACGCGCGAACAATTCGACAGACTTCGTCGCGTGACAACATCTCGCCGCGATCAAGTCCCAGCTTCTTTGCGTGCGCCTCGGCTTCGCGGATCTGCTTATCAATTTTTAAATAAGCATTGAGCGCAATCTTTTCGCGCTCTTCATCAAATGCATCCTTCGCAGTTTGCAGCTCTGCAAAGTATTCGTCGCGCAACTCTTCGGCCGTCTTCGCTTCGCTCTTCTTGCGCTTCTTGCTCGGCCGCTTCGGCTGCGTCGCTTTCACATGCTCTGCAACTAGCGCCTTTGTCTTGGCTGGCAGTCTGGTCCGAGTCTTCAGCCATTCCAGATCGGCATGGCCGCCGTCATCCGGGAAGCCTTCCGACAACCAATTCTTCATCGTCGGAATGCTGCACCCGTATTTCTGTGCGCGGCCGCCTAATGTTTTTTTGTTCGCCATGTCTGCTAGCTTATATTGATTTTTTGAATTTACAAAATTCGATTTTTTTACACGAAGTCGCTAAACCCTCGATGGCCTCTTT